CATTGGTAGTGGCAATGCCGATTGCGTGGCACCAATGGGGGATATCGTAACGCTGGCCGAGTGTGTGAGTAGCAGCGCACACTATACGCACCGATAACAGTAGCGTATGGTTGATGAGATACGGCATCAGTATGCCAGGGCGCGTGATAGAGGCGTGAGGCAATGGGCGGGCGCAACAGGGCACCCGGGTGGGGTGGCACCGGAGTCCCGTGGTAGTATTTGTATCACACCTATTCCGAGGTACAGGTAAAACGGGAATGGGATTGGGGGTTGATGTGTTGTGGAGGGTGGCGGCTGGGTTTTGGGCTGGGTGGGTGATAGTTGAGATGGTTAGGGGGATATGGTGAGTGAGAAGAACATGATACTGACTGAGGATGACACGCGGCGGGTAGTTGGGATGCCGACGATGAACTATGTGAAGCCGTATGAATTGGAGCAAGCGTGGGAGGCGATTCGGCTGTTGAGAGGGGATGTGGAGGAAGTGCGCCGGCTTGTGGATGAGGTGGGCAAGAAGCTACGGGTGAAGAAATGATGAGGCACCTGAAGTATTTGAGATATGTGGCACGACACAGGTGGTATGTGATGCTTGCGTGTTTCCGGCATGGTCTGATATGGCGGGGGCTGGTGCACGACCTGTCGAAATTTCTGCCGAGTGAATGGTTCCCATATGCAAGATTTTTCTACGAACCCAATGGGAAAGGAAGAACGATTCGGGACAAGAGCGGGTATTACAAGCCGACGGATACTGGCGACGCGAAGTTTGATTTCGCGTGGCTTCTTCACCAGAAGCGGAACAAGCATCACTGGCAATGGTGGGTACTTCCTGAGGACGACGGGGCGGTGAAGGTTCTGCCAATGCCACGCAGGTATGCGCTGGAGATGTGGTGTGACTGGATAGGGGCGGGACGGGCTCAGGGAGTTAGCGACTGGTGGAATCCGTGGAGATGGTTTGAGATAAACCGTGGCAAGATGCGATTGCACGAAGAGACCGTTCGGCAGTTGGAGGAGTTCAGAGATGGGTGCGTTTATTCTCGCGAATTTCATAATCACATGGCTGATATTTGAGGCAAGGCTGCGTGACTAAGTTCGAGCGGCAGAGGTTCGAGTATTTCTGTGCTGAGACTCAAAAGGCTAATCCGGGGTGGGCGGAGGACCGTGTAAGCAGGTATGGATTTGACCTATGGATGCGGTGGAAGATTCTGACTGATCTGTACTTCTTTGGTTCCGAGGTGATGGGGTGGAAGGAATCGCACTCGGGAAGGCGCAAGAGGCTTGACCCGAAACTTCATCGATGGCTTGCGCGGATATTGGAGAAGGGTAAAAGCTGTCTGATTCTCATACCGAGGCTTCATCTTAAATCGACGTGGGTGAAGTTGCGGATTATTCAGCGCATCCTTCAGAATCCGAATATCAGAATAATACTTGCTTCATCGACGTCGACGCTTGGGCGCGATCAGATGAAGGACATTGTGCGGATGATACAGAATCCTGTTATCATGAGGCTTTTCCCGACCATCGTACCATCGGCTGGCAAGCGGTACGCGAATTGGGAAAAGTGCACCGAGGATGAGCTGACAATTCGCCGGGATCCGAGTCTTGGGCATGTTCCCCAGGAACCTCAGTTGAGGATAGTTGGGACTGATTCAAACATTACCGGTATCCACGCTGATGAGGCATACCCCGACGACATCGTGACCGACAAGACTGTTACCACCGTGGAGCAGATGCAGAAGACGATCACGTGGTGGGCATACTTCCAGTCGATCATGGAGCTTGATGCGCCGATCATCATGACGGGCACTTTCTACCACGATGCTGATTTGTATCACAAGATATGGAGGGAGCGGCACTTCGGAGACGATGTGTATATCCGTCGGGCTATCGAGAACGGGAAGCCGATATATTCGTCATGGTTTTCGCTGAAGGACCTGGAGAAGCTGAAGAAGCGGCAGGGGTCCTACATTTTCAACCGGCAGTACATGCTTGACCCGAACCCGGCAGAGGAACGGATGTTCCCGCAGCCGTATCCGGTGTATCAGTCACTGCCACCCGGGAAGTACCGGAGGTTCATAGCGGTTGATCCTGCGGCGACAACGAAGGCGTGGAGCGACGAGTCAGGAATTGCGATAGGATACGTGAATGAAACGAATCACCTGTACATCGAAGAAGCGATGGGGGTGAAACTCGACGGCGGGAAACTTGTTGATCTGATAATTCAGAAGTTCATCTCGCATCAGGCCGAAGGTGTGGGCATAGAGCTTGGACTGCAGGAGCACCTTATTCCGCTCATGCAGATGAAGATAGCCGAGTGGGAGACGCGGACAGGAAAGCCGCTCGGGATGAACGTGGTGAAGGTTCCGCTATCCCGAAAGAAGTCCAAGGCCGACCGTATCAACCTGTCGCTCGGGGCAGCCATGAGAGAGGGAAAGGTTCATCTCAATGACAGATGCAAGGATCTGATGCTTGAGATGGAATTTTTCACCGGGCGCGATGGGGACAAGGACAACCTTGTGGATGCCGCGTCGATGCTGTTCATGGTGTGCCCGGCGTTCTCGCAGCACTATTGGTTGGAGCCTCAGTTTCGCAGAAGCGAATGGACGCTCGATAGTGTGTTCAAGAAACCTGCTTCAACATGGGAGGGAAGATTTGCAAGCTGACTTGTCACAGTTACTTGGAATAATAAGGACGAGCTCACCGAGCGACTTTGCGAAGTTGCTTCAACTGTTGCAAAGGTCAAAGCCGAATCCCACGCAGCCGAAGGGACCTATTCTGCAACAGGGTCCGACGCAGAAGTTTCCCGTCGGGTATCAGGGGTACATGTCGGGGATGAACAATGCCAATCAGGGCCTATGAGTGCCGCAGGTGCGGACGAAAGGTTGACGAGATATACGATGGGAAGTATCCGAAGACGATAGCTTGTGAATGCGGAGCACGGATGGATAATGTGCTCGGGGGCGTGACGTTCAGGCTTGCGTTCAATGATGGATTTGACATGGGGGCGGGCCGTAGCTTCTACAGTCAGAGGGAAAGAGACGAATGGCTGGTAAAGACAAACAAGCGCAGACGGAAGGACTAACCGAGGAGTACAAGCGCATCCTTGCCTCAGTTGACCGCGTGTATGACTCTAGCGAGTACAAAGAGCGGCGCACGAAGATGGACCGGCACATGAAGGAATACAAGGGTGAGTGGTGGAACAACGAGATGCTTAACGCCACGGACTCGAAAGTGTTCTTCAATCTGTTCTTTGCCGACGTTGAGACGAATGCGCCGCTTCTCACCGACAATCGGCCCCACTGGTCTGCCACAGCACGACGTCCAATGTGGCAGGGCTACATGGAGATGTTGAAGCTCGGGGCCGATTATCAGTGGGATCGTCTCGATATGGACGCTCTTCAGTACGACGTGATGAAGACCAGTCTCATCATGCCGGTCGGACTGCAAAAGGTGTACTACGACCCGGAAGAGGAGGATCTTTGCGTGGAGAACATAGACCCGCAGACCTTCTTCATTGCTCCCGGCTACACCGATTTGTGGAAAGCCCCGTGGTGCGGAGAGAAGCGGCCGACGGACATGCTGTGGGTAAGGACCAACTACCCTGATAAGATGCAGTACGTGAAGCCGGACGGGGCGAGCGATAAGGTCGACTACACCCTGTACAACGATCTTCAGTTATCTCATGAAAAGGTTTTCGTATACGAGATATGGCTGAAGGACGACGCGGTTGAAGAGTACATCGTCAAGGAACAGACGACGGTGAAAAATGAGGACGGAACGACCACGCCGGTAATCAACAGCGAGAAAAGGACAAAGAAGAAGTACCCGAACGGAAGAGTGATAACGCTCACGAGAAGCGTTGTGCTTGATGACAAGCCGTCGCCATTCTCGCACGGAAAGGCTCCGTATGTGCCGTACTACGACTACAAAAACCCGGATTCCTTTTGGGGGCAGGGTGAGGCCGATCAGTTGGAGGATCTTGCACGAGAACTCAACTACCGTGTGCAGGATCTGGTTACTGACGCTCACGCAGCGGGAGACAAGAACTACACCGTTGATATAGGCTCTGGGCTTGACCCGCAGGTGGTGAAGGAGACCTTCAACAAGGGCTACAACTTCTACGGGGTGAATCCTGGGGCGGTGGACCCAATCCGGGTTATCAATTCGGGGGATCCGAACCGTGTCCACTACGAGCTTGTGAATCTTCTCATAAACACGTTTCAGCGCGTATCGGGGACAACCGATATCTCCCAGGGCCTTGTGTCAAAGAAGCAACGTCAGAGCGCCCGGGAGATTGCCACACTCACTGAGAGTTCATATACTCGAACTCGTCAGAGGGTAAGGAATTACGAGTGGAGCCTGAAAAGGGTATTCCGTCTGATGCTGGAACTTATGATGCAGTACTACGATGAACCGAGATACGTCAATTTCAGAGAGCAGACCCCGAACGGGATGTCAAACTCGTGGGCGGTTATCGGGAACACCGCCGGTGTAGCCAGAGAAGCGGTGAAGCCGATGATGCTTCCGGGTGAATCTCAGGAGCAGTATCAGCAACGACTCACCGAAGATCAGGATTACATGGCCTTCCTGAAATGGATGGATGGCCGAACGGACATGGACAAGGTGTATGCGACATTCGACATCTCGATAGAAACCAATTCGTCACTGCCGATGGACCAGCAGTCGCGGGCGAACCTTGCGATGAACCTTGCTCAGGTTCAACTCACTCCCAACTCACCAATAGACAGAAAGGCACTTCTCGATACACTGAGATATCCTAATGCAGAGGAGATAGACAACCGGATGATGCAGAAAGACCAGCAAGCCGCGGCGGCGCAGAGGCCACCGCAAGGAGCAGGACAATGAGTGATATTGCGCAGAGGGCTATGCAAACCAGATCGCTGCTTAATCCGACCGACAGGTCAATGATGCAGCAGGATGGAACGTTCAATCCGAACATGAGCGTAAATGACTTTCTCA